ATCATCATTTGTCTTAGCTGTTATGGTACTGTCCCAATGGACAATAGCAACAATAGTAATGTTACTTATCTTAGCAACACCAACATCTATCTTTGGTTCATATCTTGTATATGCAACATTCATCCGTAGGAAAGAAGATGGTTCTATTGCATTCTTAGTACCATTCTTGTTTGGTCTAGTTCTAATATCAGTAACAGTTAAATGTTTATCAGTGATCTATCAGATCATCTAAGTCAGTGCAGGTTTGCCGATGTTAGTTGCCGATCTTTGGTAACAGCTACACTAGGCGTCAGTAGCATCAACATTGAGGGGTTCAATTCCCTAACTGACACCAAATTCAATTAAATTAAAGTTTATTTAGTGCTTGACAGCACCCTTCAATGATTCTATAACTTAAGAGTAAGTTAATCGAAAGTCTTTGAAAGGACATTAAAATGAACGTAACAGATATCAAAAACGCAATGATGACAATGACACAAACAGAGTTGTCACAGATCATGAACATCGCTCAACAGATCAAAGCGATCAGCGCTCAAGCTACTTTCAATGTCGGTGACTCAGTATGGGTTGTCCAGAAAACAAAGCGTACTCAAGGCGTCATCGAAAAGATGAACCCTAAGAAAGCTGTCGTGTCTATGCGTGGTTCGCGTTACACTGTTCCTTTCTCAATGTTGGAAGCGGCGTAAAAATAGGGGGTTGACACCCCCTTCTCAATTTGTTAATTTAAGTAGTAAACAGAATCAGAGAGAGTTCTAAACATGTCAATCGCAAATATCATCAATGACCAAATTAAAGCACTTGATCCTATGGCCTTTTGGGCTTGGGGTACTAAGAACAAAGTTGCCTTGAGTGAAGGTCTTCAGTTCAAAACTAGTGGTATGGTTGGATGGAAAGGACAAGTTCAAATCACACTTAACGGTTCTGATCTATACGACATCGCATTCGTTCGGGTGCGGAAAGTAAAAGGAGAATACAAAATAATCACCGATAAGAAGGTATCAGACATTTTTGTCGAAGACCTTGTTAATCAAATCGATATTCAAGTACGGTAAGGAGTACGAGTATGAGTAATAAAATCCCTTTTGGTATTATTATGCGTGGTCAAAAAGACTATGCTTATAGTGAACTTTCAATGTTCATAGAGTGTGCAGATAGCATAGAGCCTATGTCTCTACGTGATCGCTACATTGAATTCCTTGAAGAGTTCTTGGGTGGCGACATCAAAAAGTCTACGATGGTAGACGTTGATGTGTTAAAAGAGTTCCGTGCTGATCTCGACAATCGTGCCGATATTGATTATCGTGAAGGTCATTGGAATGATGAACCAACCATCTATGCGGGTGGTAAATACTTTGCCAAGATGGCAGATAAACTTAGGGCGCATATTAATGCGTCTGCATAAAGAAGAGGGGGCTTAGCGCCCCCTTTTTTTAATTTGAAAAGTAAGGTAGGAAGTTTTGTGTGAAGGAAGCATCTCTACCGTTACCACCAATAACTGACAAACTATTTTGAGATTGCGCACCTTGGACGTTGTTTACTGTAACTGGATTTGCCTGATTGGCGTTAATCACGGTCACTGGAGCTTGCGCCGAAAGTTCTGATATAGTACCCACTCTTTGCATAAAGCCACCACCACCAGCAGGGCTTGGTGAGAAATATATGCTACCATCAGTATTTTGGAAATAGTTACCTTTAAAATACGGACTGTTATTGAGCGTGTTATCAGGACCGCTATAGCTACCCAAAGACATCGAACCAATATTAGGGTCGCCTCTTTCGCCTAGACGCCCACCAGGTCTTCCACCACCAGCAAGATATTCCTGTTCGGCAGTAATCGCGGCACGTTCATTTTCTGGTAATGCGTTAAAGGCTCTTTTTCTTTCCTCATCCTTATCACTCAGATATTTAATATAGGCTTCGTGTATCTCGCCCATGATACCCACCATAATCAATCTATGTTCTTCAGTACCCAAGAAATTGTCGCCAGTTATTTCGAAGAAAATAGAAGTACCAACAGCCAACATGTCTAATGGCAATCCTGACATAGACGGTGCGGCAAGACTGCCACCTTCAAGTGCGGCTGATGTAAAATCACCTTTTGAAAGACTCCAAACCATAAATCCTAAACCAAGTAGTGTACCTACAACTGGGAAAGATTTTGCAACAGCGCCAGGAACTTTCCTAATTGCCTTTGCCGCAATTTGTGCTTTGTTTGCTTTTAGGAAATCATCTGCAATCTGTCTTGGTGTTGGTCTTGGTAATTTTGGTGCTTCGAATGTGCCAACTGGCAGTCTATCTGGCATCTCTGGCATTGCAGGTAATTGCGTCAGGCTTCGCATTCTTGCCGCTTCAGCCGCTGTTCTTGCATTACCATGTAGAAGGTTTCCAGTTCTTCTACTTCTATAAGTGTCACTGTCTGGGTCATAAGTATAGTTTGGTTGTCTTGGTGCGTCACCTATTTTTGGTGGTTCACCACCTGTTACTCTTGGTGTTGTTTCAACTGCATATGCCCCTGTACCAGCTAAAGCCGCTCTTTGGTTTGCAGACAGCCTACCGTTTCTGTTGGCGTCTGCGTCAGCAACTCTAGTTCTGTCTGCATCTGTGTCAACCAAACTGTTCAGAGTGGCTACGCCAACCCCAGCCCCAAGTAATGCTCTAAAGAATCTAGCTTTACCGCCAAACAATGCATTTGCGCCCATAAGCATAATAGCGGCTTTCATTGTTAGGTTGTATGCAGTCAACAATCCAATACCTCTCAACACACTACTTACAATTGTTTCCCAATCAATGCTTGTAATCTTTTCGATCACTGACGTGAGTGATGTCAAGCTTGCCGCTATCCCAGCAATAGATGTTGTTAGTGTATTGAAAGTGGTTTTGATTTCTTCCATATCAAGGTCGCCCAAACCTCTAGCGAAACTGCCTACGTTGGTTTCAAATGCAGAGAACCCACCACCAGTTTTTTCGTCAATAGCACCTTTGATTAAGTTGTAACCAATAAACGCACCGCCAGCCACCATGGCAACATTCTTGAGACTTTGCATGGTAAATGCTTTACCAATCGCATCACCCATTTTATTTATTTTTGTATCGTCACGTCCTCTATTTTCTCCAGTATCAACGGCGGCTGGAGCTTCATTTCTTTCGAGTTCATCAAATTGCTCTTGGTTCTTTAGCCTAGCCTCAGCACGTTGAGTAAGACCAGCCTGTTGCTCCAGCAGCAATGTTTGATCTTTCATGTTGCTTTGAATAGAGGAAAACAACCCATCAAATCTTTCCAATTTCATGCTTAATGTGCGTACAGAGTTAACCCCACGATTACGAATTAACTCGCCTTCGCTTGTTAGCTTGTCTATGATTGCCTGAGTCTCAGGTGAAACTTTCGTACTTGCCATTTGATTCCTACTTATTATTCTCTTGTTGCTGTTCTAAATAATCGACTAACATTCCAAAATACAAATCACGCTCATACGGAATCATGCTTTCTAGCTCCGTTATTGAGTATTTATGATGTTGTGCCATGGAGAACATCATTTGGTAGTAATCGCTCAACTTCATGTGGCACAGCGCTAGATAAAAAAACTACGAATGCCCTCCACAACAAACGTCTTCTCATCACCATTCTTATTAGTATACGGCATAGTATGTCTAAGTCTTGGCATACTATCAAAAAACTTTTGAATGCCTTTGACAACTTCACCACTAACATTTTCCATGAAATCATCAACTTCTTTGTCAGTGTAATCTACAAAGCTGTGAACTTCATCCTCAGATACAACTGCATCCAAACAGGAAATCATAATATGGTAGCTTGCTAGAGGATCGTTTGTATCGATTGATGTAATTTTAATAAACTCATCGATACTAGGATACTTTAACATTAATGTGTATTGGTCATTGATTGGAACTTTCTTAGTGTGTTCTTCGTCAACTTCGATTGTAACAGCATCAATGTCTAGCGTAAGCTTTATTTCTTCTGATGTGTCGGGATCAACAACCTCAAACGCAACTTCATTGTCTACTGATCTAGCTCTTAGAAGCAACAACATATATTCCAAGTCAAACATTGCGATGTCAGAAATGTCTTTGTTCATAACACAGTTGTTAACAATCTGCTTAACTGCCAAAACTTGTTGCATGGCATCTTCAGATTCGTTGGCGACCAACATAATCTTTTCTTCTTTTACAGTAAAAGGTCTGTACTGTATTTTTTCGCCTGTAGACGGAAGTATCGCCTCAAACATAGGTAAGTCAATTTTAGGTAGTGCCATTATATAGGTATCCTCTGCTATTGTTAACCAAATATACGTTTAGCTAAATTAGAAACGTCATTGGTTTTTCTTGATATATTATTAAAGTCGTTGTTTAATCTTGTGAATTTGTTTACCGCGTCTTGTACACCTCGTGGTACAAGGTCTGTTCCTATCATTTGACCCAATTCACCAATATTGTCGATCAAGTCTATGAGTCCATTTCCACGGTTGAAACGTGATGATGGTGAACCAACTCTTTCTCCAGATAGTTGTATTCTATCGTATTGGAAGCTAACTGGAAGAACAGCAAAACTATCTGTGTTTTCCCATGCTAAGTCTACATCTCCCATCATACCTGGAAATGCGTTATCCAAAATGGTTTCGTAGTATCTACCAGTGTCGAGATAATCAGCCGAATAGTGTTTAATTACGATACGACAGGCGTATTCATCTTTGTAACCAATCTCAAAGGGAAGCATTCCATCAACTTGTGCAAAGGCTCCCCCTGCCGTAGAGTAGTTTACAATTCTTTGCGCCCAAGAGTGAAAGAATGTGAGCATCTGTGCATCAGAGTCTAGCATAAAGATTGCTTGTACTGGCTCTGGGTTGAGACTAGTTGGCATCATTCTTCTTTGTTGCGCAACTTGTTCATTAGACGCCATGCCAATAGTAAGACCTGGGATAGCTACGTTCTTACAAAAGAATGTTAAATCTCTTGAATCTGCGGATGAGGTTGAAGACGGAAAATTGACAATCGTAACTTCGAATAGCGAACTGCGTGAAGGACCGCCAAAGCGATCCATCTGTGTTTTAAAATCTGATATGCTAAACGCCATTATCTGCCCTTTATGATAGCTCTGGAATCTTTCCAGACTTGTGCTTTGGTAGCTCCAACAAACTTTTGGCTTGGTAAAAACAATGCGATATCCCACTCAGTAGGTTGGATATAAACAAACTTTGTTCTTACTTGGCTCATCAAGTAGTGTTTCACTGTGGGTTTGAACATGTTGAACTTTGCCGCGCCCGATAGTATATCATAATTTATTTTTAGTTTAGTCGCTTCTGAATAACTCTTGTTGTTTGCTGTGTCATATAGAGCATCCATTAGTTTTGCTCTTAACACAGGTGGTAAATAGTGTAGGTTGATTCCTAAGAAACCACCCTTTGCTTTATTTATAGGAAAAATTAAAGGATAGTTGTCATAATAAGGCAATTTAGACTTGTCGCCTTTCCATTTAGGATCGTACATGAATGTATACATGTTACCTAACCTAAATCTGTTTTCATAACGATCTCTGCCCATCTCTTTGATTAGCTTTGTTCCTTCAGCCTGTTTCTTAGTAACATTTGCGGCTTGCTCACGATACCACTTACGTGCTTCTTGGGTACGAGCAGGTACTTGTCCTGATCTAATACCTTTCAAGAGGATATCATCGAATACTTTTGCTACCATTTTATTTTATTCCTAGTTCTTTTTCTGTGTAAATAACAAATTGCCACCCACGTTGAGCGCAGAATTTTCTAGCGGCTTTCCATTTTGCATCATTAATTCCAAAGGTTTTAACCTCATTCAAATACTTCCTTGATATCCTACCAGTCTTGGTAGCGTTCTTCTTAGACCTATCAGGTGGTCTTGTTTGTGCATAAGGTTTAATTTCAATCATTATAGTTGCAGACGTATTATCACCAGTTTTCTTGTTGACAATTACGTCAGGATAGTACCTATGGCGTCTTCCGTCAATAGGAGACATGTAAGGAACTACGACTTCTTCCGACTGCCACCACAATACATCGGGGTGAATGTCCACGTATCTAAAGAACTTGAACTCCCACATAGACCGATAAATGATCTTTGTCGGGTCGCCCTTGTACTTAGAAGGGTTTTTTGGACGAAATCTACCACTATGTGCCATGATATAATAAAATTAACCTCTCAGTGTTATATAAATAGACTTATACAATACTATTTATAAGAAAACAGTCAGGGATTCTCAATGTTCAACGGCATCAGACATAATAGACCAGAAGTCTTCGAAAGAAGAAAGTTGGGCGAAAGCAGAACTTCTTATCAATCATTTCCAGCACAGCCACATCCACATAGCATGTTGATGGTATTTAAGAAATATGATTACGCTAAATTTGCAGATGGTTTTAATACTCGTGATGATACTAAGGTGACACGTAGTGGAAGGGCTTCTGGCGTAGGCTTGAGGTCTGCAAATGCTATTGAATTGCCGTTCCCAAAAAATCTTCAAGACGCAACTGATTTAAGAATAAATGGTTTTGAACGTGATCCATTCGTTGAAACTATCGCATCTAAACTAGCATCATTTGCTTCTGGTGGTGACATCTCCGATGTCCCAGGGCTACTTCAATCATCTGGTGCTGACTTGGCATCGGCTTTGTCTGGTGGCAGTGTAAGTGGTGGTCTTAATAGTATTGCAGGTAAATTTCTGGGTACTTCCATTACAGATGTTGCATCAGGCGCTCAATACCTATTACGAAATAGCCCACTAATGTCAGGAACAATGGGCAAGTCTGTTGACATCGCCACTAATCAAACATTGAACCCAAGAGAAACCCTTGCGTTTGAAGGTGTAAATTTGAGAAGCCATCAATTCACTTGGGAGCTTTTCCCTAGCAACCAAACTGATTCAGAACGTATTCGCAATATTGTACACATGGTTAAAAAGAACTCTTTGCCCACAGTTACTGACTTGGCAGGAATATCTAAAGCGTTCTTGCAATACCCATCTACAGTTGATCTGTATTTGCTTGGTGTTAATGAAGACCACTTTATTAAGTTCAAAACATCTATGGTTACTCAATTCACTGTTGATTATGGAGCGGGTGGTGGCGTTGCTATCATGAAGGGTGGTAAGCCTGCTGGTGTTCAAATTGCAATGTCATTCCAAGAATTAGAAATTGAAACAGCACATGATTACGGCACAGAATCTAATGACATCCAACAGAGTGTATTACATGACCCAGCAGTTTCTGAAGGGAACGTACCATAATGACTAAATATTTTAAGCAATTTCCAGTAATAGAATATGAAGGTAGGTTAGTGCGTGACATCACACGCAGAAGTAGCTTCACTAAAGAAGTTTCCAACAACCCACTTCTTCATTTGCCATATACGATTAAAGAAGGGCAAAGACCAGAAGATGTTGCTGAGTTCTATTATGGGTCTACTGATTTTACATGGTTGGTTTATCATTCTAATAACATTATGGACCCATATCACGAATGGCCTAAATCGGAAGCAGATTTCAACAACTACCTCATCGATAAGTACGGTGAGCAATCAGGCTTGATTGGCGAAGATATCGTTGATTGGACTAGAGATGATAATGATGAAAATATCATCTATTATTATAAAGAGGTGTAATCAATGGCAGTAGATATTGTAAAACTAGCCCCAGAATCGTTTAGAACGATTTACCTTCGCAAAGAGGATCGTATCATCTTGCGTACTGAGCAAGGTCGTAAAATCATTATCAAAAGAATTATTCCAGATGAATGGAAGCCTTGGAAACTTTACGATCAAGAATTAGTTGATAACAACAACAAGAAAGAAATATTCTTGGTTGACAACCAATACCTTCCACAAATATCCTCTAGTTTTATTAAAAAGATGAGAAGTAGCTAATGGCAGGCACAGGCACTGGTGAATTTGCTCCATCTGTATGTGAGGTTCTAAACGCGGTTATAACTTCACATTCTGGGAACAAAAAAGAAGACATAGCAAATATGGTGACTAAGTTTGAGATTTCTCAGTCTATGGATGCGGGTAGCTATAATGGTAGCATTACTATTCAAGATACTGTTGGGTTTCTCGAAGGGTTTCCTCTGAGATCAGAAGAAATGCTTGAACTCAAGATCAAAGCTTATGATTTGAATACTGAAGTCAACCTAAAAACCCACGTATTTAGAATTGATAACATTCAAGCGAGTGAAAGTTCTAGTCAGGTAGTGTATAACATTAACTTCGTTTCTAACATTTCTTACAATGCATCAAAGAGAAGAATTACTAAGGCATACGATAGTTCCGTCAGTGATATTGCCAAAAAAGTTTTCAATACATATTTTGCGAGTCTAGGTTCGACGAACTATCTTGATCCAGATAATGGAAATAGAGTTAATGAGTTTGCAACTGCAAGGCACACTATCTCCGAGGAACCAGAAAGAAGCTTTTTTGTGCAACCAACCATGAACGCTACTAGATGTGTCATACCAAATATGATACCAACAGAAGCTATGAATTTTTTATACACTCAAGCATATCAACCAGAAACTCCCTCAAACTCATTTAAGTTCTTTGAGACTTTAAAAAACTTTTATTTTGCAACTGACGAATATTTTATTAAGAGTGCGAGAACCAGTGACCTTATTGATCTATTCTACTCGCCAGCAGCTTCTGTTGAGGGGACTGATCCCAATGAACAAGTAAACAGGGTTGAAGAGTTCACAATCATATCAAAAGGTATCGACACTGCGTCTGACATGTTCTCTGGTTCTTATCGAAACAAGGTAACCGAAATTGATTTTGTAAGAAGAGAAGTAAACGTTTATCCATTCGACTTCTCGACGGATGCAAAGTACATTGATATGTCAGGCAATCCACGCAATCTTGCCGACAATCCACACACAGCGCAATTCAGAGAAGACACATTCACTGATGAAAACGCAAAAGACTTTATAGTTTTTAAAGATTACCAACAAAGTGGTGACATTTCTAGGACTCTACACACAGAAAGGTTCGTCTCACAAATTATTTCTAATAGGATTTCTTACCATGAACACCTTCATAATACACAACTGTCTTGTATTATGAAAGGCAGACTAGATATTATGCCCGGTATGATTGTAAATTTTGACATCAAGTCTTTGGATGGCATCAGCAACTTGTCTCGCAATGAAACGCTTAGTGGTAGATACTTAGTGGAAAAAACTCGACACGTCCGTGACGATCAGAATGTTTTGAGCGCAGTAATTAAATTGGTCAAGTTTGACTGGAGCAAAGGTGAAGTAGATGAGTGATTATGGATTAGGAATTAAAGACCCGTTGTGGTTTGTTGGTGTTATTGAAAATAACGATGATCCAAGAAAAGAAGGACGAGTTCAAGTAAGAGCATTTGGTATTCATGGAACCAATAAGGATGTTGAGACGGAAGACTTGCCTTGGGCTATATGTATTCACGGTGGTTACGATGTAAACATTGTTCCCAAAACAAATTCTTGGGTGTTTGGTTTCTTTATGGATGGCAGAGGCGCACAACAACCAATGATACTTGGTGTAATCCCAAGTCAAATGACGAAAGTTTTAAACCCAGAAGTAGATGGTTGGGGAGCCGTGCCACCAACTAATGCCGCATTACATGCAGAAGGCAGTGATCCAGAAAGTTTCGGACAGCCACAGAACCACAGACTTGTACGTGCTGAGTACATTGATGAAACTTATGTTCTGCAACAGCAAACTATGCGTACTAAAGAGGTAAAAGTTGGGGGAGATGAGAATGGTTCGAAAACTTGGTCAGAACCACCAGCAGCGTATAACGCACGATATACACACAACAGGGTTATTCATTCTGGCAAAAACTCAATTGAAATAGATAGCACACCCGGTTCTGAAAGAATTATGATTTGGCATGAGTCTGGGTCTTTTGTCCAAGTAGATTCACAAGGTACAAAAACAGATAAGTCGGTCAGTGATAAGTATGAGGTAAACGATAGAAACCAACACGTTTCTGTTTCTGGCATGAGTAGCGTTACGATTATGGGTAACAGCTATGTTTACGTTCAAGGTAATAAAATCGAAGAAATTAATGGCGACTTACAACAGCTAGTACATGGCAACCACTTACTTTCTGTTGGTGGTCAATCAACAATGCAAGCAGGAAACCAAGTACAAATTCGTGGTGCTGACGTTAAGATGGAAGCTAATGTAGGTACTATGTCAATTAGGGCAGAGAAAGAATTGCAGACTGAGGCTGGGGTTGGTTGGTATGCTAAAGCACCATTTATTTGGTCTGAAGCGACAACGAATATGAATATTAAGGCTAATAATATGAACTTATTTGCCACAACAGAAATGAATGTCAAATCGGCTGATCTCAATATCATCGGAACAGGAACTGCTGATATGAGAGGTGGCGTACTAACACTTGGTTCGGATGGGTTTCTTCATGTTAGAGGTACTACTGTTCATATAGATGATAATGTGAACATGGCGAATAATGACGCCGCTACAGCCCATGCAGATGGTGATATTGCTACTGCCGAAGCATCTAAGGGTGCTACACCAGTAGAAGCGCCAGAACCAGTGACACTAAGTACAGATGTAGCCCCCACAGACCTTCCTTCTGCCAGTGGTGAAGGAATTGCATCACAAGATGATGGTTCTGATGATGTTGGGACACTAGTTTGATGATAAATAAAGTAGTAAAGACTAAGGGAACGCAGTAATGGAAAAGAACTTAACCAATCGTGATTGGTGTTTAAGTCCAGAAGAAGAAAAGGTGTTCAAAGCCTCGCCCCAAGCAACGACTAATGCTAATGGTGAACTGGCTTTGGCACAAATTTCTGTGTTTGAAGATTCTTTCAAAAAAAATGTGGTTGCATCTTTCGAAAGCAACCCAATTGTGTTGGCTGTTGATAAATACGGTAGTTCGTTTGCTGATAATCTAAACCTCATAAACAATAGTATTAACACAAATACTTTTATGGTCGAAAATATTGAAAACTATACATTACTACAGACAAGAATTTTAAACGGTCCGATTTCTCAAATTGAATTTGCCCAGTTTATCAAAGATTATAATTACACACCCACATCAGCCAATTTCTCTGCAAACCAAAACCCACCTAAGTTCTTGAGAGAGCTTGATGACTTCTATAGAGGTAGTTATGCAGATTCTGTATTGGGTGGTTTTTGTTCGGTGTTGCCTAATGTATTTGGGGCGATAGGTGGTTTCTTCGCTATCATTGGTCAAGTAGAAGGTCTTATTGGAGATGCTCTTAGCTTCATCGCCAAGATTAGAAACATCGAAGACCCAATAAAAGCATTATTTGAAGCAATTAAAGTTAAGGCTCTTATTGAAGCAATCAAAAAGAAAATAACCGATGCGGTTATGGGTACTATAAATAAGATTAGAGATGCTGTAGAAAACTTTAGCATGGCTAATATTATGGGTCAAGTAGAAAACTTTATTCAAAACAAAATTATGGACAAAGTTCAAGATGTTAAAGATCAAATTGGTAGATTCTTCTCTGAAGAGAATATCAATAAGATAAAATCTAAACTACAGGGAATGATTGACTACGCAGTTGGTTTGTTTGACAACCCATCATTGGAAGAGATTATGTTTCTAATGGCACGTATTTGCGGTTTTGCTGCTGGCGTAGAAGCCATTATTGGTGGAGTTAAAGCACCTCTTGATCGTATTGCAGATGAATATGAAACTGCACGTAACATAATTAGGTCTGCCACTGGTACTGTAACCAGTCGAGTAGTTGAGGCTGGTGGTATTAGGTTTTCGGACGAAGAAAGAGCCGCAAGGACAAGAGAATCAATGGAATTGTGGACGAGGCCACCCGCAATCACCACGTCTCCACTACCTGATGTCGATCTCGAAACTGAAGCTACACAACCAGCGCCAATCTTTATACCAATTTCGGCAGGAGAAAGAGAAGAAATACCAACTTGGACACAAATTAAGCTTGGGCGTCATCCTGTATTTAATCCAACTGGTGGTTGGGTATCTAATGTGTGGCCAGGTGAAAGTGAACCAATTCTTGGTGCTTTGGGTTGGACTGGTGCTACTAATGACAATACTATGACAACGAAGATAATGATATTACGGCTAAATAAGAGAATGAATGAATTGCATCCAGGATTCGGTTCTTTTAGAATACAAAGTTTGTATAGAAATGAGAGATACCAACGGTATTTAAGAGAAATAAGAAGGAACAGGGGTGTGGCGACACATTCACAGCACTTGTATGGGAAAGCTGTAGATATTGCTATTACTGGTTGGACTAGACAAATGCAAACTGACTTGGTGAATGAGGGTAGGAGACAGGGCTTCACTAGCTTTGGTTATTACAGAACTTTCACCCACTTAGATTGGCGAAATCAAGAAGTAGCAACCACTTGGGATAAACGATAATGGTAGTAGCATTAGTAACAAATAAACAAAAAAAGATATCGATATACGCAGATTTCAAGAAAGACCTTGAGATCAGCCCATTGTCTCAGGACTTAACTGTATTCAAAGATGAAGATGCCGTTAAGGAATCTATAAAAAACCTACTTCTCACTGATCGTGGTGAAAGGTTAATGCAACCGACAATCGGTGGCAATCTTAGAGCTATGTTATTCGAAAATATAACCCCAGGGGTTTTAACTCTGATGGAAGACCAAGTACGCACAACACTTGAGTTGCACGAACCAAGGGCAGAAATAATTGATGTGGAAGTTTCGTCAAACTTAGACGATAATGTGGTCAAGATTAGAGTTCAATTTTACATTTTAAATAATCAACAGCCTATATCGGTTGATGTATTTTTAGAGAGGACCAGATAAATGGTTAAGCTAAACATTTCAGAACTAGACTTCGAGGCAGTAAAGTCGCAGTTCAAAGAGTATCTGCAAAGCCAGACGCAATTTAAAGACTATAACTTTGATGGTTCAAACATGTCTGTATTGCTTGACGTCTTGTCTTACAATACATTTCAAAACAACTTCTACACCAACATGGCGATCAATGAGATGTTCCTTGACTCTGCCGTGATGCGCAACTCAGTTGTTTCACACGCCAAGGAATTAAATTACCTTCCACGATCAAGAAGATCAGCGAAAGCTGTGGTGACGGTTACGTTCACAGATTCAACAGCGACGGGTCAATCTATTACAATTCCACAATACTCACCATTCACGACGATACATAACGGCGAGAACTTTGAGTTTGTTACCGATAAAGCTTATGTTGCGAAGAAAACCGCACCTAACACATTCGTTGCTGAGGGCGTGGAAATCTTTGAAGGACAGATGTTGGCAAGTTTTGAGCGTGAAGGTTTCTTCGTTGACGAAGATGGTATCTTACGTGTGGTACTATCAAACGAAAACGCAGACACTGAATCTATTTCAGTATTCGTTGATGCTGAAGCTACAGAAAACGAAAACGTATTCTTACGCAAGAACGACATCTTTGGTGTTGGAGCGGTAGATAAAGTATTCTACATCGAACCATATTACGATGGTCGCTATACAATTTATTTTGGTAACAATATTTTTGGTTTCCAACCAGCAGAGTTCGAAGATATTAGAGTGCGCTACAGAATTACATCTGGTACTGAAGGTAATGGTGCTAAATCATTCTCAATGGCTACCAACTTTGGCAGTGCTGTAGTAACAACAACCCAACTAGCGGCTGGTGGTGCTGAGAGGGAAACTATTGAAAGCATTAGATACTTTGCTCCCAAGAGTTTGCAAATTCAAGAACGTGCAGTTACTACATCAGACTACGAAATTCTTCTGAAAACGCAGTATCCAGAAATCCAAGCGGTTGCGGCATATGGCGGCGAAGACCTTGAACCACCACAGTTTGGTAAGGTTGCCATTTCTGTATACCTTGGTCAGGGACAAGAAAGTTTATCTAATACTCTTTCTAACACATACATTCAGTATTTGAAAGAGAGAAGTCCACTTGCGATTGAACCTATTTTTGTGGCAACTCAATTCATGTATGGGTGTGCGGTTGTTGATTTGTATTACAACCCTAAGCTAACACGCAAATCTACTGGTGATATCGAAACATTGGCAAGAAATGCTATCGCAAGTTACAACACGCAATATCTTGATGATTTCAACACTCAGTTAAGACTTTCAGTTCTTTCAGCGGCTATTGATAATATCGACATTTCAGTGACAAGTAACGACATTTCAGTTATGCCTTACATTGAGTATTCGCCAGCAATCAATATTGCGTTGAACCCATCATTTAAATTTGTTGCCAAGCTAATTAAACCATATCCTTTTGATGAAACAAGAGGCTTTGAGACATACAAACCAGCAATTAAAACTGGTGTGTTCTCATATAACGGTGCGAATGTTTACTTGCAAGATGATGGTTTGGGTAATATCCAAATCATTACTAGCGACGTTGCTAACCCTAAAGTTGTCAAGCCTTCTATTGGTACAGTAAACTACGACACAGGCGAAGTTAATCTAGTTGGTTTCATCACAGATGGATACACAGGTTCTGGCATTAAGTTTATGGCTAGTACAGTGAAGAATGACATCACTGCCCCTAACGGTAGAATTTTCACAATGAAAGACTCAGACGTAACAATTAATCTAATTGAGATGAAATAATGTCAGATATCGAAAAGAAAATAGCATTTAAGATACCTCAACAATTCCCTGCGATATATCGTGAGGAAAATGCTGAGTTAGTTCAGCTTGTCCAAGACTATTATAAGTTCCTAGAAAACACACCTAATCAGGGTGTCTACAATTCAAGGCGTATGTTCGAATATAGGGACATCACAACTACTCTTGACAGCATGATTATTTTCTTTCAGAAAAAGTATTTGAGCGATCTCCCATTACTTGAAGACGCTAGTGTAAGAATTGTAGTCAAGAAAATCCTAGACCTTTATAGAAGAAAAGGCTCTGAGAGTGGCATCGTTCTATTCTTTAGAATGTTCTACAACGAAGATGTTGAGATTAATAATCCTGCGCAATTTGTTTTGAAACCATCTGACTCTAAGTGGCAGACTGGTACATACCTTCAGATGGTTCCTAATGATGGTGTTTTCTACGCAAGAGATGGCGTCACGTATTATCAATACAGTGACCTTTTGTCTAAGAACATCACAGGATCGACGTCGGGTGCTAAAGCGGCTGTTGACAAAATCAACTTTATTCTTCTGAACGGAACACTAACTCCAATTCTTTACCTCACTAATGTGAGGGGTATGTTTGCCAAATACGATAACATCATGGCTAGAATTGATGGACAGGACGTTTCTTTTGGTGTTCTGAATGGTTCAGCGTCAGAACTCCATATTGATTTGGATTATGGTGGTACAACAGGAAACGCTATTGGTGACAAATTTAAAATTGAGAGTAAGTACGGTAATGGTGGCGAAGTCATCGTAACAGAAACTGAAGACAAGTTTACGGGTATTGTTGATTACACATTGACAGATGGTGGGTTTGGTTATACAATACAGAATACTAGACTAGAAGTCTCTAATCAGGTTCTCGTCTTACCTAACGAAGACTTTAGTTTTACTAATCTCGAAAGACTTACTGATACTGGTGGAAACGTAGGTACAGTAATTGGTCAAAACGCATCAGCCGTTGGTATCAAGATGGATGATGGAGATGAGTTTAATATTGGCAGAGCCATTACTACAATGGACAGAACACCAAATGTTCCTATAACTGGTATCTTTACGGTATCTACCAAGAACAGTAGTTCGCCCGGTGATTTGTATCCAGACACTGCTTTGGATACTGACGTTAAGGTTGAAAGTCTTTCTAATATTGAAACTGTAAATCTAATCACAGATTTGATGTCGCCATTTTTGTCTGTCCCACTTAATGCCTCAGACTATAATGATCCCCCAGCAACAGCAATAATGAGTGGTACGGCTGATCCAGTTACTCTGAGTACGCCTTTAGATCAAGCATTCAATCTCTCACCATTTCAAATCGGTACTATTGATGCATTCGAGAATGTCAATCCAGGCGAAGACTACACAAACGACGTATTTACACTAGTACGTGATCCAGTCATGATTGCGTTTGACAGATACGAACAAGTTCTAATCATGCCAATTCTTAGTGCTTCATTCTCTGTTGGGGATTCAATCGAACAATCATCTTCTGGGGTTTCTGGGGTCATCACAGGAATTGACACGGATCGTTCTTTCATTAAAGTTAGACCTTATGCTTACTACGGTTTTGCAACTGCACCTATTTCACATAAAGGTTCATCATATGTTGTTTCTGCATCCGAAAGAGATTATACATCTGAGAAATTTGGTGCTAATGCTGACATGAGATCAAAAACTCAATTCGCTACAGGTAGAATTTCAGCAGTTAAGGTTGTTAACTCTGGGTTTGGTTACTTGGATGGCGAAACTGTTTTCGTTGTAGATGACGATGGCGTGAAACATGCAAGGGGTACACTCAAAGCAGACTCTCAAGGTATTACGGCTGGCTTCTGGGGTAGCGAAACGAGCCAACTTAACGGTTACAAAGACGGTAAGTATTACGACTCTCGCAATAAGATACATGACAGTGATTTATATCAAGAATTCTCATATGAAATTTTGTCTACTGTTGATCTTACTGTATACGAAGCAACTCTTAAGAAGAACGTTCACCTTGCAGGCACAAGACTTTTTGGTAGGTTTGTTTACAAGAAAAAAGCAGAAGTTGGATTGGGACATAGGTTCTATGCATCTAAGAAGGAAGACCAAATTATTGGCGGTCCTGAGATTGTCGGACCTAACCAACCAGGCGAACAAATTAAATATTCAGCAGATAGAAATACTATTTCTGTAGATACAGTCAATCTCAAAGCCGACGTAGTATAAACAGATAAATAAGTAGAAAGACTTTAGGAGCGAACATGGCTAAGCAAATTGTAAATACAGGACTTGCGGATAATGACGGTACTGGTGATCCGTTAAGAAACGCTTTCACCAAAGTAAATGAGAACTTTACCGAATTGTACAACGCTGAATCGTTTTCTGGCGATTATGATGACTTGTCTAACACGCCAACAAGCATCACAGACTTTGGCATTACAGATGGTTCAAATAATCAAATATTATCAACGGATGGTGCTGGAAACTTCACTTTCGTCAATGCAGGGGGCGGTGGTTCTGGCATAGCACTAACTGCCTTGAGTATTGGTACGGATGGAACTCCTGCAAATGATGGTGGTCTTGCCTATGATAATACTACTGGTGTGTTTACATTTACTCCACCTGTAATCCCATCAGACCTTTTAGACCTTGGAATTACAGATGGTTCTAACAATCAAATTCTTTCGACTAATGGTCAAGGCGCATTTGCATTTATTGATGCACCTTCTGGTGGTGGTGGCGGTTCAAGCCTTCAGTCCAGATCAAACAAAGTTGGGACAACAGCATCTTTAGCGGATGGCGCAACAGCAAACCTTGATATCACAGGATTTAAGGGTTATGCTCTTTTGTCAATCACAACAGATAAAGCGGCTTGGGTAAGAATTTATTCAAATGGTGCGACTAGAACAGCCGACGCAAGTAGACTTGAAGTGACAGACCCAACGCCAGATGCTGGTGTTATTGCAGAGGTGATCACAACAGGCGCAGAAACTGTTTTGATGTCACCATCTTCAATGGGCTTTAACATGGAAGCCACGCCAACAACTACAATCCCATGTGCAGTGACAAATAAATCAGGCTCAGCAGGAACAGTTACAGTTACACTAAACGTACTTCAACTGGAGGCATAATATGCTACACGAGTACATCGTCACCCTACACAACAAAGATGACCTTGAGCAATTCTATGATGATATCGAAACCACAGAAAGTGCTGTGCATGTTTACGACTCTGAACCTTCGTTTCCAAAACGTGCTGTTGAAGTTGCAAACAGAAGAATAATAAGTCGCAACACACATTATATGCTAACTCATGAGGAAGCACAAGAGTTAAAGAACGACCCTAGAGTGTGGGACGTCGAGCTTGCTGAGATTATTGATCTCACGACTAAGCCAACTGGTTGGAAAATGACTAACGAGAAGTTTTCTAAAGATTGGTTCACAGATGCGACAGATCACAATTGGGGATTGTTAAGACATAGTGAAGATGCCAATAGAGCCAATTGGGGTTCTAATGGAACTAACACTTACGTGAGTGACTTGACAGTTACTTCCTCAGGCGAGAATGTAGATGTTGTTATTGTTGATGGTCACATTGATCCAGAACATCCAGAATTTAAACCAAGAGAGACAGCACACTACAAGGGCAACTTAGTAAACGATAACACAAATAGCGCATTGTTCGACAGATCAATTACCATTAATGGATTGAAGATTGTTGTTTCTGGTGTTTCTGGTGGGCAAATTGCTACGCCAGATGAGTGGGGCAAAAAAGTAGCAAGAGTTGTTGATATGATGATTGATCCAGATGGTAGCAATGTCAACTTGGATGATCAAAAAAGATTAATATCCACTCTAAAAGGAGAGCCAGGCACTACTCATGCAGGTTTACCTACGGCACAAAGAGTTGCTTATGGTGGTGGTGGTCAGTATGAACCAAACTTCTTGCTTGACGAAGGCATTAGCTCTTATGTGGGATACCAAAATTTCTTAGATACACACGTCCATAACGATATGGTTTGGTATAGAAACGTTTCGGGTCCGTCACCATCTGTTGGAGATACAGATGTAGAAGAGGTTGTAGAACACCTCATGCACACAATTCATTTATTTGGTTTACCAGGTGCAGTCGATGGTTCAGACGTAGCATTAAATTGGGTTGCATCTGAAAACTCTGGTTTTGCCAATACAGCTTTGCATCTTGCGATGTCAGAAGCTATTACTGGTAATTACTTTGATCCTACAGATTATGCTCCTGATTGGAATACAGTTGCTGAAGAAGCAGAAATAGCATACAAAGAATATCTATATCTTCTTAACTTTAATATGTGGGAAATGAGTGAGTTTTGGGATGGTGG